AGGACACGCCGGCCGAGCCGGGGAAGCCGACGGAGCAGAGCGCTGAGGAGCGCCGCCGTCAGGCATACGGACGACGGGCACGGGAGCGGGAGGCTGAAAGACAGGCCATGACCGCCGCAGCGCAGGCGCGGGTGGACGCGGTGTATGCCGATCTGTTCAAGGGACAGATCAACCCATACACCAACCAGCCCATCCGCAGCGAGGCGGACTTCCGGGCGTACCGTGAGGCCACGGAAAGGCAGGAACGCCAGCAGCAGCTTCAGAACTCCGGCGTGGATACGGCGGCGCTGCAGGGCTTGGTAGACGATGCTGTGCGGCCGCTGCGTGAGCAGCTGCAGCGTCAGCGGCTGGAGGGCATCAGCGCACAGGCGCAGGGCGTGACGGCACAGGCACAGGATGCCATCCGGCGGGGTGTGGACGCCGTGCGGGTGAAGTATGACGAGGGCATCCAGAGTCTTGAGGACATCGTGGCTATGCCCACCGGCGAGGCCTTCAATGCCTACATCCAGAAGGGACTTACCATTGAGGATGCCTTTTATCTGGCCAACCGGGAAGCTGTGGACAAGCGGCGCATGGAGGCGGCGAAGCAGGCGGGCATCAAGCAGGCCAGCGGCAAGCGCCACATGGCGCCGGTGCCCGGTGCGGCAGGGGAGGCACCCTATGTGGCCACACCACAGCAGCGCGACATGTACCGGCAGGTCAACCCCGAGGCTACGGATGAAGAGATCAACGCCGCGTATGGCGCTTTTTACAAACAGTGATGCTCCGGGGACGGAGTGGAAAGGAGACACAACAACATGTTTATGCTCAGCAGAATGAAGGTGGGGCTGACGCCCCCTATCGTGTATATGCAGCCCGCGGCCGACGAGGCGTTCGCTGTGGGCGAGGCGCTGAAGCTGGCCAGCGGAAAGGTGACGAAAGCCAGCGGTACGGATGTGCCCAGCCATGTGTGCGTAGGCGGAATCCAGAAAGACGGCAGTGTTCCGTGTGTGGAGGTGCAGAAGTATATGGAGTTCGGCACCACACTAGCGGCGGCACCGGCCAGCGGCACCACACTGGCCGTGGGCAGCAAGGTGACGCTGCACACAGACGGGATGCAGGTCACGGCAACCACCACCGGCGGCGTGGCGGAGATCACCTCGATTGAGGGGCAGACCGTGGGCGATGCCGTGACGGTGAAGTTCTGAGAGAGTGAAAGGAGATATATAACATGAGCGGTTATCTGACTGTGTCCATCAGCTCCGGGCTGGTGGGCTCCATCTACGGCGACTGCCAGGTGCCCCTGAAGGCCTATCTGGAGAGCCGCGGCGAGGCATTCCAGCGGGAGAGCCTGCTGCATTATCTTTTCCGCATGGACAAGAGCAAGCACTGGGCGGAGGGCTATTCCAGTGAGACGGCCATGGACGACTTCCTGCCCGTGGGCGAGGGCGGCGACTATCCCAAGACCGGCTTTGAGGAGGGCTATCGCAAGATCATCGAGAACATGACCTTCAAAAATTCCTTCGCCGTGACGAAGGAGCTGGTGGAGGACGCCCGACTGGGCACCATGAAGCAGCGCGCCAACAAGCTGGTGACTGCCTACAACCGCACCCGCGAGAAGTTCGGCCGGGCGCTGTATGTGGGTGGTCTGTACGGCACCACCGTACAGTTCAAGGGAAAGGCGTTCGACTGCTCCAGCGCGGACGGCAAGGCGCTGTTCAGCACGGCACACCCCAACAAGGTGAAGGGCAACAAGCAGTCCAACGTATACAAAGGTTCCTTCACCGCCTCGCTGCTGGGCAAGGTGGAGACGGAGATGCAGAATCTCACCGGCGACAACGGCGAGCTGCTGGGCATCGCACCGGACACCATCTGGATCCCCAACGACGCCGGGCTGAAGGATGCGGTGCTCTCCGCCATCGGCGCGGACAAGGAGCCCACCACGTCCAACAACGCCTACAACTACCAGTATGGCCGCTGGAACGTGATCGTTGACCCGTATCTGACGCAGCTGCTGAAGGAGCTGGGGCACGGCAGTGAAAAGCCCTGGTTCCTGCTGGACAGCAAGTTCAACGACATCAACGACGGAGCCATCTGGCAGGATCGCGTGCCGCTGGAGGTGAACTCCATCATCGACACCAACAACGACAACAACGTGTGGCAGGGGCGCGCCCGGTACAACGCCGGCTTTGCCGACTGGCGCAACGTGGCCGTGGGCAACATCTCCACCGGCACCGACCTGACCTGATAAGGCGGTGGCGGCATGACGTGGGGAGAGGTAAAGCTTGTCGCGCTCCAGACCATGTTCTCCAATGACGGGGAAGTGCTGGTAGAGGACGACGTAAACCGCGAATACCTGAACGCCATGCCCGGCAAGGCCAACGAAGCGCTGCAGCAGCTGGCGCTGGTCGGCCATCCCCTCCTGAAGACGTGGAAGGTCAGGATCGACGCTGACGCTGAGAGCGAAGCGGCATCGACGGAGCTCCTGATCCTGCCCGTGAAGCAGGACAGCCTGTACAAGATAGCCCTGCGGCACTATCTGACGCGCTTCCGCTGCCTGAACGGGAGCGAGGTCATGCTGGACGCCGGCGGCATTTACGGCACGGCGGAGGACTGGCGTATGGAGGGCGACGATGTGTTCGTGATCCCCGGTGAGGTGACGGGCACCTACACTCTGTGGTACAGGGCGTACCCGCAGACCATTACGGCGGAGACACCGGACAGCGAGGATATCGACCTGGCACCGGAGGCCGCCGCCCTGATCCCGCTGTATATCGCCGCAGAGCTGTACAAGGAGGACGATCCCTCGCTGGCTACGCTCTGGCGCAACGAGTATGAGGATGGTCTTGTAAAGGTTCAGACAGCTTACGCAGCCAGCGGAGCGGGTATCCGCGCCGCTGGTGTTCGTAATACGACAGGGTGGTGGTAAGGTATGGCACAGTTTACAGTGCCGGCGGCCGGAAAGACGTACAGTCTGGTGGTGGAGACGTTCCGGGGCGTTGATCTGAACAACAGCCCCAGCAATGTAGACAAATCCCGGTCACCGGAGGCTCCCAACATGATACGCGATCAGGTGGGAAAGGTGCGCAAGCGCACCGGATATACCACCATGATCACAGCGCCCGGCGGAGCGGCCATCAATGGCATACACCGGCTGGGTGCGCAGCTGCTGGTACATGCCGGGAACAAGCTGTACCGGCGGGCTATTGGGCAGGACGGCGCGTGGACACTCGTGGAGATCGGCGCTATGGCTGACGCCGTGAGCCGCAGCTTCGTGTTCGACGAAAAGCTGTATCTGATGGACGGCAGCGTGTACCGCGTGTATGACGGCACAGCACTCTCGGCGGTCAGCGACAGCGCCACGGTGCCGACCATTATCATATCCCGGCGGCCTACCGGCGGCGGCACGGTGTATCAGGGGCTGAATCTCATAGGCCGAAAGTGGACGGAGAGCTTTCTGGGTACCAAGGATGCCACCGTGTACCAGCTGACCACAGCAGGGTTGGACAGCGATCCCGTGACGGCGGAGGTGCTCGGCAGCAGCGGCGAATGGGTGGCCAAGACAGAGGGCACCGACTTCACCGTGGACAGGGAGGCGGGTACCGTCACCTTCACCACAGCGCCGGGCGAAAGCCCTGTGACGGGGCAGGACAATGTGCGCATCACCGCAGCCAAGACACGGGACGGGTATGCGGATACCATCAACAACTGCACCATTTCGGCGGTGTACGGCGTGGGCGGCTCCACAGACCGGGTATTTCTCAGCGGGAATGCAGGGAAGAAGGGCACCGACTTTTACAGTGAGTTTGACGACCCGGCCTATTTCCCGGACACCAACTACACCAGGATCGCCAGAGACGGCGGCGAGGTGGTGGGCTATACCGTGCTGAGCAATACGCTGGCGGCGTTCCTATCCGGCAGCGCCGGCGGGCGGAATGTGGTCATCCGCACCGGCTCTCTGGATGAGAACGGAGCGGCGGTATTCCGGATCACCAACACCATCATAGGCCAGGACGCCGTGGCGCCGGACAGC